TACAGGTACATTCTTTTGTCCAAGTTTAATATGCCAGTCTGCTGTAAATAAAATCATACTACGAAGTCATCCCCAGGTGTCCATTCACACCCCGTTAATCCACCTGCTTTTATGCCTTGTAAAGTTCTAAGAACTTCATTAGCATTTCTGCCTGTGTCAAGTGCGTTAACACTTACATGTTGTACTACATCATTTCTATCAATAATGTAGGTTGCTCTATAGCAAACTCCTGCTTCCTCGTCAACTATTCCTAGCTCATCTGAAAGTCTTAAACCGCAGTCTGCCGCTAATGAATGATTAATATTTCCAATAAGTTCATTATCTTTTTTCCAAGCTAACTTACAAAACTCATTGTCTCCACTAATACCGATTACGTTTGCTTCATCTACTAATACATCCATACCTGCAATTTCTGTAGGACAGATAAAAGTAAAATCTTTCGGATAGAAGTAGATTACTGTATAATCGTGCTTTAACGGGTCATAGTGTTCAGTAACTGAAACTTCTACAAACTCGTTGTCTTTATTGACACCCTGCAATTTAAATGCAGGAAACTTCTCTCCTACTCCAATCATGATACGTCAAACTCCTCTGATACCTCTTCAGGTGTTTCTCCACCTGAGTCATTTACTCTTCTTAGTAACTCTAACTGAGCATCAGCTGTTGGTCTTGGTAAAACGTCATCCATAGACTTAAGGTCTGCGATTAAATCTTTTTCCCAATCTTCAAGTTCTCTTGGTTTACACTTTAGAACTTGTAATTGATACTCAACATTAAATACCTGTGGGCCAGTCTTCTTTCTTTTGAAATGGATATCATATCCTGTGACTGGGTCTGTTGGGTCTCCCAACTCTTCCATAGCTACTATAACTTGGTCGAATAACTTTCTTTTTAGATTAAGAACTTTTACTGTTTTATCGGCGTAATCTATACACTGAACGGCATAAGACCATCCACATTTTAAATCAGGATAAAAGTCACGAACATGGTCATGTTCTTTGTTATTAAAGGTTTCTGAGTTTCTATCAAAAGATAAACACTCCATAGGAATATTCTTCCCATTTTCGCCTTTAATCCAATAGACATATCGAGGTAATAAATCACCAACAAGTCTTACATGATGGTCTTCTTTACCTGCGTAGTTATAAGTTTCAATCTTCTCTTTTTGAGCCGATCCTTTAGTTTGGTTAAATCCAATTGCCATTTTATTTTCTCCATGTCTCCTCAAATAAAAAGTGTACCCGTCCATCTTTTAATTCAAGCAGTCTGTTATTAGTTAATATCTCATCTGATATTGGACATACCAGATAATCCAATGAGGTGTCTTTTGTTTTTACATAGTCATGATAATTACGGAAAGATGCGACACCTGCATATTCCGCAACTTCTTTATCACTATATGCTCGTCCGTGTTCAAGTAAATCTTTCGGGTTAAGAAGATAAGACCTGCCACCAAAACGATATTTATAAAACTTAAAAGTTTTATCATAATAATTTTTAGGTTTTAGCTTGTAAGTAATAATTCTAAGAATTGTAATGATATCATTAACATTTCCTTTGCTTACTCTTACAATCCTATTCCAGTCAAATAGTAACATATATTATAACACTTTCCTGAGTTGTTGTCAAGAACTATTTTTGGGTTGCTCTTTCAATTTCTCATCTTGCAGTTTTTTAGCGTAGCCAGGATCGATAGTTGCATGAACATCAGCCTGAGCCATCTGAATCAGATTGCCTTGAAAAGTATAAGTACCAGTGTGTAATAACTCTACCATAGGTAAAGACCAAATACTTGTACCCATTTTTCTCACATTTTCGCAGAACATATAATCCTCACTTAAGTAACGATTTTGTTCATTTATTATACAATCAAAATATGCCATTATTTGTTCTCCTGGTTTCCAGTCTCCTTCTCTTAAATGGTCAGGAGTATATTTATATTCAGGATATGTTTTTTCATACTCCTCAAATACACTTCTTTCTATTATCATAAAACCTGTACCAGCTTCTCTTACTTTAACAGGTTCAAATATAGGAGCTTGTCCATCAGGGTAAGCCTCGTGATCTGGGTTAAATACCATATCACCTGCTATCATTTGTAATGCATTTGGGTTATCATCGTACTTACCACTTTTAGCGGCGTGTAAGACTTTTTCCCAAGCAATAGTTTTCTTTGGATACAGACCTGTAAAAATCCTTAAAGGTTCCTCTGTATCTTTTGCTTCAGCAATTAAATGTAACATATACATTACATCCATTGCTTTCCAACAAATATCACTATCAATAAACATTAAATGTGTAGCATCTGACTTAAGAAAGTGTGCTGCACAATAGTTTCTTGCTCTAGTAATAAGAGATTCATTAAATAAATAATAAATCTGGGATTGTATACCATGGTTCATAAATACTGCTGTCATATCCATTAAAGATTTAGTATACAAACCAGTACACATACCACCATACATAGGAGTTGCTATAAATAATTTAATATTTCGCATTTTCTCTATGTTAAGTTGTATTTCTCGTTTTCCTTGATTTTCCGTCATAATATATCTACCTCGTAGTCTTGTTTCATGTAGTAGCCTAGTCTAGCATTTGCTTGACGAGCTGCTGTTTTTCCTTTGAGATGTATGTCAATAACAACTGGTTGTTTTTTGCCTTTCTTATCTCGTATTATTCTACCAATAAGCTGTGTTAGCAATGGCTCATTATTTACGGGTGTACCAAGCACTAAACAACTTAACTCATTTAGAGAGATTCCTTCTGAAAAAATAGACTGTGTACCAAATAAAATATTTTTATCTTTTTTAATTTGATTCATTACTTTCTCTCTTTCATCAAAATCCATATCTCCTGTTATTGAAACTGCCTTATCTCCACAAAGTCTAGCACATGCTTTTAGAAAAGCAACTCTATCTGAGACAACTAAAACTTTGTGTCCTTCAGCAGCATACTTTGCAGCAATCATACTTACACTATGGACATACTCAGCGTTCATCGCTAGATGATTTATGCGTTCTGCCCATGGAGTATATGCTCCATCTAAAAATCTTATATCTGATTTAATTATATCAATCTTAGGTATAAGATAGTTTTCTTTTGGTGGTTTCATAACATTATTTCCAAAATAATCTCTAAATACCACATGACGCCCATCTTTTCGTTCGAGTGTTCCTGTCAAGCCTATCTTATAACGAGCAGGCATTTCATCTATAATCCGTGTAAAGGTTGGACTACTGACATGATGCATTTCGTCTAAAATAACAGTCCCAAACTTTTTCTTTAGAACGTCTACTCGTCGGTACAATGTTTGGATATTCCCAACACAAATAGGAGCATCAACGTTAAATTGTCCACTACCTATTCTGCCTGCTTGTATTCCAAAGCATTTTTGTACTTCTTTTTCCCACTGATTTCTTAAGTTAGTTGTGTGGGTAACAACTAATGTCTTTTGACCTAGCTTTTTAGCTATAGCTAAACCTGTAAATGTCTTTCCCCAACTTACCCAAGCGTTAATTATAGCATTGTCTTGAACTTCGTCATGTACTTGTTTCTGGGAAGGTCGTAACTCAAACTTAAAGTCAGGTAGTTCAGCTTTCGATGTAATTCTTTTATCGATAATCTCATAATCGGAAGGGATTAAATCTTCCCTTCCGATTGGTATTGAGACTAGCCCCTCTCGTATAAATCGTATTGTTTTGAATACGATAGGTGGGTCTGACGGCATACGGGGGGCTAAACTGTATGTTAACTCTTTTTCGAGAGATAACTGTGTTTCTTTATTTACTTCTAAGTATATTCTGTTACTAAGAACTGCCTTCATTTGTTCATTAATTTCATATGTTCTATGTCTTGCTCAATCCATCTATTTTGAATATAAGGCAAATTATTCTGCCATGGACTAGTCCACCCTATTTTACTTTTTCTTTCTAATACATGCTTTGGTAAATAATCTCTCATAGTATGTCTAAGTAAATACTTATATATTCCACGATTTCTTTCTGTAAACTTTTTATCTTGCCAGAGTTTGTATTTACCTGCAATGCTAAAAGTATACTTTACAAAGTTTTGTGCACAATAAACAGGTCTAGATTCCATACCAAATATTCCACAAGTTTGATCTGTTGCTAAGATGTTTTGTTCAGATGTGGACATTAAATCACAATATAAAGTATTATTTATTAAATCTTCACCAAATACTTGTGGTATTTTATCTTTGAATCCGTCTAACATTTGTTTACAGTATTCAGGAGATAATCTTTTATCGTGGTGCATATAGCCACCAAAGATTTCATCAGCGCTATCACCTGTTAAAATAACTTTACATCCTTTTTCAGCAGCAGCTTTACATAACATAAATCTAGGGGCGCGTCTATTATGGTCTGACCACGCAAAATTAGTGTAGTTCATCCATAGTTTACCATAGTGTTCTCTATCTCTAATATCAAGTTTTACTACATTGATTGGTATACCCCATTCTTTACAAGTTTTTATAGCCATGTTTGATTCATTTCTCATATCATTCAAATCAAATCCAGTATTCTCATCACTATATGCGGCAGTAAAAACTTCTAAATCTAACCCCATATCTTTTACAGCAGCTAATACCATTGTACTATCTAATCCTCCACTAAGAAAAAGACCTGTTTTATGTTTATTTTTTGCAAGTTTTTGAATACTACTAATTAGTCTTTCTGGAAAATCTTCTGGAACAGTCTTATACCAAGATTGCATTTTCCATATATCCCAAAGATTCTTTCTTACACCTAATTTTTTAGTAACAAAATTATATTTTACTATTTCTCCAGGATTTAGTTTAATTATATCTACATATGGGCTTTTATTTTGCATCCATTGTTTAATTCCTTTATATGATTGTTCTTCATGTGTATTAAAAACTTTACGAGTAAAAGATTTCATACTTGTTGAAAAAGTTATTTCTTCCCCTCTTTTATACATCCATAAAGGTTTTGCTCCAAAGTGGTCTCGAATAGCAATAACTTCTCTAGTAGTTTTATCATAATACACAATAGAGCCGTGCCAATCTGTTTGAGATAAAAATCTCATTCCATACATTTCAAAACCATTCGCCATAAATACAGTATCATTTTCTATATTAGAATCGTAGGCTTCTCCATTAAAAGCAAATAAGTTACCCTTTTTAGTTATAATAGGTTGATGTTGTTGCGCACCACTAATGTCTAGTAAAGAATGACCAATGGCTATATCTTTTGTTTTTATATAGAAATTACCATCAGGACCACGGTGTTCTTGCCTTTCCAGCATTCTTTGTACATTATTTATATCAGTTGTTGCAACAAATCCACACATTATTTATTTTCTCTACTAGCTTGGTGTTGTTTTAAAATACAGTTATCTGTATCTATACCTATATACTTACTATCGAGTCTTGCCCAATGTTCTTCTGTTAATTTATTTAATAGTTCGGCTAACATGATTTGGTCCCACTCCATTGGATTATTTTGACAATGTCTTACCCAACCTTTAACAATAGTTAAAGTCATTTCGTTGTAAGGAACAAATATAGCACTTGTAATTACTTCCCATTTAGGAGGATGTATTTGTTCACACCCTACTAATAATCTATGCTCATCTTTAAACTCAGAAAAGTCTGGTTCTTCTAACCATTCTGCATCTGCATCTGCATAGAATAAATCACATTTGTGAGTATTCATCATTTCATAGATAAACTCTGGTTTAATACCACAATTTTCTTCCCATGTTCCTCTTTCTTCATATTGCGTAAGTTCTAAATCTAAATTAAACTTTGCCGCTGATTTTCTTAGTGGTGTTACTACATCTGTGTAGTTTGGTGTATAATATGCTATAATTTTCATCCTACTACTTTCCACTCCTGTATTGTATCAATTTGTAAATCTTCCCATTTCTTAAAGTCTGTATCATAACAAATAAGTTTATCTCCAGACTGATTTTTTATGTGAATTGGCATCTCTCCCATAAAGTCTGGACATAGAGTATATTCTCTAAAATAAGTTCTCTGAGATTTTAAACTTTCAAACTTAATTAATACGATATTAGTTTCTAGTTTTTTCTTTAATTTTTCGATATCCATTTATTGTACCTCTTTTGGTCTAACTCATTGTGTGTTCTATTACAGATAGAACAAACAGTATATTTATATCTATTACCTTTTAGAAGTTCTTTTCTCATTTCATTTAAGACTGGATGGTTATTCCATACATCTAAAAAGTCGTCTTCATCAATGTTTCCAAAGACATTTGTATCAGTCCAATCATTACTACATAAACTAATATCTCCATTCCAATGTATCCAAGCCTTTGTCATTGGCAAAATACAAGGTTCAGATAATGCTTTATCTGTAGCAATAATATTATTGTAGATATCGTTTCTATTTTGAACTTGAATCGGAGTTACTTCCCATTGGTCGGGGGCAACCGTTTGATCCCAATATCTATGTGTTTTAGCTGGTAATAATGCTTTTCTGCGTTCCATCTCTTCTTCGCTTTCATAAGTATTAATTACTGCTTTATCAAAAAGTGCAAACCAGTGTTTTCTTTGGTTAAACTTATAACCATTTGTAAGTATTCTAGTTTTATACTTTCTCCAAGGAGTGTGCAATCTTTCTATCATTTCTTCTGCACGAGGGTGAAGACTATTTTCACCTCTACCACTCCAACAAATCCACTTATCATACCCAATAGTATCTAAGTAGTCTATAAATCTGTCAAACATTTCATAAGGCATATGCTCATTTATGTTTGGGTATCCTGCTGATCTAGGACAATAATTACAGGTCTTATTACATAATCCTGTTACATCTATATTAATTAACCAGATATTTTGCGCCATGCTTTTTCGTGTCCCATATATAATAATATTTTTACTATAGTATCAGAAAGTGCAATACCACCTGCTAGAGTATTATTTCCTGTTATTATATATGCAATTAGAAAAGTTACTACTGTCGCTAGTACTCTCCAAGTTAGTGCTTTGTAAAATATTACTAGATTTTCTTCCATGTATCTTTCTTTTTCTCCTCGCAGTATTCCCATATTTTCCAAGGAATACCTGTTTTATATAAAATACCTGCCCAGCTGCATCCATCTTGTGGTGGTCTTGCTTCTATAAATGCAAAAGGACAATCCTTTACCCATACAACTGTAGCAATGTCTTTCTTTTCAATTTTTCTAATTTTATGGTATTTTAGAGCAGTTCTTTTCATTTTCTCCTGATACCAATACACTCCATTAGTGTCTATAAAATGTTTTCCCCCATGTTTTATCATACCTACTTCATCATCTATTTGATAACGAAGTGGATATATACTTTTCATTGGTGTTTGCAATCTTCTCATTCCAATAGTTGTGCCTGTCATATTTCTATCATCAACTATCTGGTCACCAATAATTATTAACCCATCTATTTCTTCAGGCTCTTCATGTATTACATAAATTGGGAAGCGAATCTTTCGCATATTGTTTCATAATCCTCATCAAATATACTTATTTTAATTATTAATCTTGGTTCATCATAAACTACAGCTCTGTGTTTTTTAGTTACATCTAGTATAGCACTTCTATACCAATGTTTTTCATTGTTTATTTCAAAATGACCTGCTTTTGATAAATCTTTATTGAGTACAGTATTTATTGCACACTTTGTACTCCAATCCCTATGCCACGGTATCGTCTTACTTATTTTTATTACTTTTGCGTTCCATCTACCTTTTATTTTAATGGGAGGAGTAACATTTATTCTTGCGTATAAATATCCTTCTACAATCTCATTTCCGTGATGATAGTACTGTTGCCAGTCTAACGCCCTCCAGTCCTGGATTTGGGGCTTCCAGTTTAATCTCTTAGAAAATCTGGTATCTTTGGTTTTGATGCTGGTAATTGCCATAATTCTACTATTTTTTCAAAGGGTTCATAAAAGAACATTCCTAACTCTAGTCGAGTGTGTGTTGACTTAACATAAACTGGTTCAGATAAATCTACAATTGCTGTACTAAGAACCCAAGGTCTATCATTTATTAGCCAGTGTCCTAATTGTTTTTTATACACATTGTGTAGATTCCAAATGCATACACATTTAGCCCCAAAAGTAGGATAAAGACTTTTTTCACCACCAGTATTTACTTTAAATAAAACTAATTCATTTTTTAAGTTTCTATCCCATGGTTTTGCATAAACTTGCTTAGTCTTTAAATCTTTTACTCTTTTATATATTACTGTATGTTCTCCTGTAACATAATGATCTGTTGGGCATTCCCATCTACAAAACTTTGCATGCTCAGCCCACCATTCTGTATCAACTTTATTCGCTATTGTTAAGACTTTCTCGTCTGAGACCTTTTCTAATTTTTGTGCCACTTATATCCTCTATTTCTTTACTAAAAACTTCTTGCTCTATAGTGTACCCAACTTTTCTACCGTAAGTAATATTTGTAATATTTGGTACTATAGAAATCTTTATTTGTCCAGCAAATCTACAAAGTTTTCTTTCTAAGTTTTCTTTTACTTGAAAAGCACAATACGGATTATTTTCATCATATTCCATATCTCTTATTTGTATATTTACTTGCCCTGTTTTATCCAATGCTCTAGTGAGCAATGCTTGGTGTCCATCATGCCATGGTTGCCATCTACCTAACATCTGCACTGTAGGCTTTTGGTCATTCCATATTCTATTACTAATTTCCCATATAGATTCGTAGGTATTTTCTTCATCCCACTCATAATAAGTTAAATCAGCTTCGAATTGTGTTGGCCATTCAAATACTTGATTTGTGTCCTCAAATCTACCTTTTTGAATTGTCCCCATAAAGATAGTTAAATCTGCCTCAAATTGTTCTCTTCCAGAAGCAAAAGGACATACAAAATCAACTAAGGCAATCTTACCACTTTCTGATACAGCATTTGCCTTGTTTAACATTCTTCTAAACTGTCTCCAACGACCTTGTTCTGAAAAATCCCAGTCGTCAGCTTCTTTTCTTATTTCGTCTGCATTAATATGCACACATCTACCATGACCTATCTTGTCAAGTATTTCGTTTGCTAAATAAGTTTTACCTGCTCCAGGTAATCCATAAATTAATACTTTCATTCTTCGTAAACAAACACCCAATTCTCTCTTCCAGCTGCATCTATATTGTAACCAACTTCTTTACAACCAAAGTCTAGAAAGGGTTTCTTTCCTCCTTTATATGTAATCTCTAACATCATGTTAGGACTACCAAACTGTTTTTTACAAAACTCTCGTCCAACTTCTAAATCGTAGGTAGATTTGCCCCCTTTATACTCATCTGTCCATGCCTGTCTACGAAAAGCAGGATATTTATACTCTGTTCCATCATGTCCTGTAAATACTTTATTTGTACATAGGGCATTTACTCCAACCATAAGTTGTGGGTCTAACCCTAGAACTGTATCGTAACTCATCATGTACCATTGATTTTTATCATAGTATGCTTCTAAGTCTTGATAGCAAGTTCCATTTTTTACTATAAATCCTTGTATTCGTAACTGTATGACTCGATAAAGTTCATCAGTTGTTAAATCATTATAATGTTTAATCTTTGTAACTATTGACATAATCTACACTCTCTTGTATTCTTAGTTTAGCTTGAAGTGCCATTTGCTCTGAAAAATCTTTTTCTAAGCATTTTCTACATCTTCCACATGCTTTATAATCTTTAGTTGGATTGTTACAACTAAAAATCATATCATATAATTTCTTGTCTGTTCTTATTAGTAGAGAAACTAACTCTACTTTTGTCATCCATTCAAATGGAAATAAATTAATCGGTAAGTTCATAACTGTATGGAATTGAACTTGAATTGCCTCTAGTATATCATCATTATCTACTGCCATAATTCTATTTGGCATACGCAGTTGTATTCTTTGTCTAAAACTATCTTCTGCGTTTGCGCCCCATACCATATATTTTATTTTACATTGTGGGTTGCCTTTTATAACATGAAGCAGAGCAGTTTGCCATTGATATACTGCAAAGAGGTTCTTTTTCCTTTGTGGAATATCTACTCTATCTATTATAAGAGGTACTCCTAAATATTCACACTGCTTTTTACTTGCTTCTATACCTGCATTTAATACATTTTCAGGGTCTGCCATACTTGCTAAATGAACTGCTACAGGTTTCAGTCCTTTCTTTACTGCCCATAAAAGTGCGGCAGCACATTCTGTACCGCCGCTTATCGTCATTACTGTATCTATATCTTTAGTAATTGCCAACTTTCATATCCTCTGCAAAATATTCTTCAACTAATTCTTTTGTTTCTGAATTATATTGAGCTTCTTGTTTATATTGTTCGGGACTTACCATTTGTCGACAAGGCTCTAAGCCCCAGTCTTTCCAAATAGTTTGGTCTTCCAACTTATATATTTTTATATCACTAAAATCATCTTTATTTTTCGGTAAAAAATATCTCTGACGAAACATCATTACATGCAGATTTAATGCAATTGGAAAGTGAACTTGCCAATAGTTATATGTTTCACTTTCATCTATGAAATCTTCTAGTCTTTCTTTTGCACAGGCAGGTATTGCTCTATGAGTCCACTCAATAAAGTTTGTCTCTGGCCTAATCATTCTGCGAAGTTTAAGAAAAGTAAATACACTTCTCCATCTTGTAAGCGGATGTCTTACTTGAGTAAGATACGCCCAATCAGGATAATATGGTTTCATCATGTCATAAGTAGCATGTTTATTTACTACTATTGGTTTTCTTGGAAAATAAGTATATTCAAACATAGGAGGTCTTTGATGCTCCCAGTTCCAAACTAACTGATTTTCTAAAGATTGATGAGCTTTATCAAAAGCATCATCTACAGCGCTTCCCCCAGTTTTCGGTATGTGTATAAACACAGCCTTGAGCTTAGGAATAATCATATTTAAACTCCTTAAAGTCACGGTTATAAAACTCGTGAATAAAACGCTTGTTATCAGGTGTCCAAGGACAATCGAGAGAAGGACTTATATTATGTCTTTCTTCTTTCATTCCTAGATGTTTCCATATTTTTTTAGATTCTAGCGTAAAAATCTGGACTTCTGGAACTCTTACCCAAGTCCATTGAGGTAAAAACATAGTATGAAGATGACTTCCTACTGTTTCTGTTCTACTCCAATATCTATCGAAGTTATCAATTAACTTCCACCATTGTCCTTTTGGTAGAAAAACTTGGGCTCTACGAGTCCATTCTACAAAAGGTGTGTCTACTAAATCAATTTTAGAAAAATGTTTATATATACTTTCCCATCTACTCAGAGGGTGTCTTACTTGTGCT